CGCCGCTTTCGCGGCGCGCCTTAATCATCTAGCATTTTCCTCTTCCCGTTGAGGGTCGAGGGTATGACTAGAGAAAGATGAGGCTTGTCTCTTACACCGGAGCTCTATCTTATATGCCCACTAAAGATCGTAGCATCTATGCTTCGACCCGATGGATAGGTTATACCAACTGGCGGTCCCCAAATATTGTGAATGTGGGGGGAGGACAACTTCTTCTCTCCCGCACTCGCACAGGGGATGCCGTTAAAGGTTGGAAAACCCTCATCAGGAAGCAGCAAAATGCTACATCTGGAATGACGGGCACGTTTGATAGTTTTGATTTTAGTCGGGCCATAGTGAACTGGGAATACAAGTTCCTTGACTTCGACCAAGATCCGCCGCCGCCGGGATTGAAATTTTACCATAAGGCGATAGGTTTTCCTATCTCCATAAGTCCTATTTCAAACCCCGGTATCGGTACTGGTGTAGCTTTAAACAGGGCTCTGATTGCATTCCTCAAGCATGCTCGCGCAGTACAGAGCGAGTTTTCATCACCAATCTTTCTCGGTGAGCTTAAGGAAACGCTTCAGATGATTCGTCGACCCGCTATGGGACTTCGTAACATTCTGAACGGATATATGACCGATCTGCGAAAGCAGAAGAAGTCAAAAACTCCTAAGGAATGGAAGAAGAACCTTAGCAGCACGTGGCTCGAACATTCTTTTGGTTGGACTCCACTTGCTTCTGATCTCCAAGAAGGTTACAAGGCTTATTCTGGTCTTGCCGCCCGCAAGGACGGTGAGCAGAAGCTTGTCTCCGGAATTGGGATTGAAGAGGTGGATGTTCCTAGCCAATCGTTCACTATTCCTACATTCGTTGGAGGTGGTCCTTCGGGTATAAAGTCTGTACAGACTTTAGTCACGAAAGACAAGGCCTTCTTCAAATATAGGGGTATGATCGTTCGACGCGTGGATGTGACCCTTCGAGATAAGCTTTCTCGGGTTGGTTTTAATCCCGAGGAGTTTGTCCCGACTGTTTGGGAACTTCTCCCTTGGTCATTTCTTATCGACTATTTCTCCAATATTGGAGATGTATTGACTGCGAACGCCTTCAATCGAGCAGACCTTGGCTGGTCAGCGTCCACGAGCGTGCGCTCCCGTATTACTAGGGGCAGCGTTTCTCCGGACTATGACTGGCTTAGGAACACTAAAAAGAAGTGGTTCGTTTCAATATCTGGTGACCCCTGCACCTTTACGTATGAGCGCAGGTTTGTTACTCGAAGTGCGTCGGCCTCTATCGGCTTTCCGACGCTGGCACTCGAACTTCCGGGCAAGCCAGCTCAGTTTGCTAATATGCTTGCGCTTTTCTCACAAGCCTACGCTCTCCATCCTCAACATCATAAACCTAGGGCTTCCGCTTTTGGCGGTTGACTATGGTTCTTTAGAGAAAGAAGAGTATGACCATCGCCTTCACGTCCCCGATTACGGGGGCTGCGCAGACGGGCCTGACTACGCCCACCTATACGCACGTTGCCGACACCGCGCCTACCCCTCAGGGTAAGCAGGTGGCAGTAACTGCGGTTGGTGGAACGCAGACAGGTGTCACGGTACACTCAGTTGCTGCGCCTTTCACTATTTCTGCTTTCCGACCTGCGAACTTTAAGCAGCTCGGTAAGGCAAATTCGGTGACTGGCGTAATCGCAAATGTCCCCAAGAATCAGTACAAGGTCATCACTCGGAAGGGCGTATTGCCCCTCGCCGGGCAACCTTATCAGATCGCCATTATCACTACGACATGTGATATTCCGGCGGGATCTGATTTGGCTGATCCGGCGAATCTCCGTGCGATGTTCTCCGCTCATATCGGTGCCCTCTCCCAGCAATCTGCTGGAATCGGAGACACTGCTGTGAACGGTGTCATCTAGGAGACACCTATGTTTCACTCGGTTCCAAAATCATATGCGGAATCAGGTGTTCATGGTGTATCTCGCGATGGCAAGAACTCGACCAAGTACCGTTTCAATCGGGTCGCGCTTGAGGCCTTTCATTCTCCCTCTAACTTACGTTGTACTGTGTATACTCGCGCTAGGCGTAATTGTTTTTGCGCCGAATGCATTGGACACACTTACAACGCTAGGAGAAGGGTTGATGAAGCTTTTCATGCTAACGGGTACGTTTTTGACGACCTGGTAGATGATCTGCACCTCTTCTATTATGATCTTGACCCATGGCTTATACCAAATAACTGTAACTTGTCAATTTTCATGCAAGTTATGGAGCTTGGTGTTCGCACTAAGTTAGGATCGTAAGAAAACGCACCTTTTCTTGGAGACGTCATGCGCCTTAGCGCTGAGGTACTACTTGATAACCTCTATATCGACTTGCTAGATGCGGGCTGGGATGGAGATCAGGATATTTTCCCTGATATTCGTCCCAGGCAGTTTGCCATGACGCAGTTGCATCGCTCTCTCATTAAGAAGTTTCATAATGAGGAGCAGCACCCTGATCGTGACCAAGCTGCTTTACATCTCTTCTTGAGCTGTAACGATACGTGCAAGTCATTTACTCGTATCGAGCCTACTCGATTGGATGAGGAGTACGTCGTTGGAGAGCTGAAAGCAATTCTATTCAGCTTCTTCAATCCACGGCCTTCTCAGACCTATCGTCAACCCTTGCTTCTCAACCGTACGGATATTGCAAAATATCTAGGTTGGGGACCTGGGTCGAACGTTGGCACTAGGAGCTCTGACTTTTATTCAAAGTCTACTACTAGTACAATGGCATCTACAAATAGTCTCCTACCTTTATGGGTAGTAGACGACCTGCGTTCCGTATCCACTCTTTGGGCCGACGTTGAAGTATCTCGGCGAAAAGATAAAGGATACGAGCAGGTGCGAGGTTCCCGTCTTTCTTTTGTTCCGAAGACTAGGAAAATAAGCAGGACCATATGTACGGAGCCCCTTCTGAACATGTTGTATCAGAAGGGTATAGCCGGCGTTCTTGAGAGTCGCCTATCTGAAGTCTATGGACTAGACTTTAAGAGACAGCCCTCTAGGAATGCTAGGCTTGCTCGCATCGGATCACTGACCGGAAAGTTTGGTACTATCGATCTTTCCTCAGCTAGTGACACCATCAGTCTTTCTCTCGTAAGAGAGCTCATTCCTAAGGAGTCTTACAAATTCCTAGAGATGAGCCGCTCACCTGCGACCATCCTTCCAGATGGCAGAGAGATTGAGTTACATATGATATCGTCAATGGGTAATGCTTTTACTTTCCCATTGCAAACAACGATATTCGCCTGCTTAGTCGCGGCTGCTTATCGGATACTCGATATTAAACTTGAGCGTCCTGACGAGCATACAGACGGCAACTTTGCCGTTTTCGGGGATGACATTATCGTGGACCATCGGGCATACGGCCTTGTGGTTCGCTGTCTTGGCATCCTCGGATTTACTGTTAACCGCGAAAAGTCCTTCAATGAAGGGCTGTTCCGTGAGTCCTGCGGTTCGGACTTCTTTTCCGGCCGTAATGTCAGGGGGGTCTATGTTTCTCGACTCCTTACTGACGGGGACGTGTATTCTGCTATCAACCGCCTTAACCGCTGGAGTACGACACATGGAATCTATCTACCAAACGCCGTCCGCTATCTTCGTGGTGGCTGCCGTTTTATTGGTGTGCCACTCGATGAAGCTGACGACGCCGGTATTAAAATTCCACTGTCGCTTGCTAGACATGCTCGTCGCGATCGCAACGGAGCCTATCATTACTTGGCTCGCTGTAATCTCGTTAAGCGTGTCCGCATTCCAGTGGTGGGGTGTGACGTTGACGAGTCTTCAGTAGACATTGGCAGGGTTTTATTGCCTGACTTTGTCTATCGAAGTAACTCCGTCCTTCTGTCACTATTAGCAGGTACCCTTCGGAACGGATCTATTGGTTTAAGGATAGACCAACGAAGATCCGTACTTAGGAGGCGCAAATGTCCTGGTTGGGACAGTGTTCCTCCGGGCGACCAATTTATGGTTGCCCATCACAGCAGATGGAAGTTTGCTGTGGAGGTGAATCTTAATTAATTCACCTCGCTGCGTGTGACCGCCCCCCCACCACAATTGGGGGGCATCACCTTCAGCTAAAACCCTGGGATTTAGGC